ACTGGAAAGAGGCCGTGGACGAACTGGCGGAGGTCCTGGAGTATGGCCGCAAAAAAGGAATTGACATGGGAGGTGTGATTTTTGGAACTGGAACGGCAGCAGCACAGCAGAGCGGCCCCGGAGCGGGAGAAAAACCGGGGGACCCGGAGCATGGGGGCGATCCTGTCCAGGGAGGCGAACAGCCCGGAGGCGGCGAACAGCCGCAGGCGGACCATTAGCTTTTCCAGTGAGGAGCCATACCGGCGCTATTTCGGCATGGAGATCCTGGACCATGGAGAGGGAGCGGTGGACCTGTCCCGCCTGAACACGGTGGGGGTGGTCCTGTTCAACCACGACACGGACAGAGTGGTGGGCAAGGTGATCCGGGCCTGGGTGGAGGACAACCGGGGCATGGCAGAAATTGAGTTCGACAGCGACGACGACGCAGAAAAGATTTTCGGCAAGGTAAAGGGGGGGACCCTGAAAACCACGTCTGTGCGCTACGCTGTGGACGCCTGGGAGGAGGTCAAGGCCGGGGCCGTGTCTGCGGACGGGCGTTTCACCGGCCCCTGTCAAATCGCCAGGAAATGGACGCCACTGGAGGTTTCTGTTGTTTCCGTACCTGCGGACGCCACCGTGGGCGTGGGACGGTCCGACGATGGGCCGCCGGATCTGTCCCTGTATGAAAGGCAGATCCAGATCAATAAAAACAAGTATTGGAGGTAGCAAGAGCATGAAAAAGAAATGGATCGAGCGGCAGCAGGCTATTTTGGCCGCTGCCCGCGCCGCCGGGCGTGGCCTGACGGCGGAGGAACAGGCGGAGTTTGACGCGCTCCAGCGCAAGATCGACGACCCTAACCAGGGCGGAGAGCCTGACGGCCAGGCTGGCCAGAGCGGCCAGGGTGGGGAGCCTGACGGCGGCCAGCGCAGCGTGGGCGGCCAGCCCCCCGCGAACGATCCCGCACCCGCCCAAGCCCCTGCCGTGGCGACTGGAGCGGAGGACACCCAGCGGGCTGTGGCGGAGGAACGCCGGCGGATCAATGACATTCTGGCCCTGTGCCGCCAGACTGGCATGGACCCGGCGGAGCATATCCGCAACGGCGCAACCATGGACGCCGTGCGGGCCGCTGCTGTGGACTACATGATCCAGCATGGTGCCCCGGTACAGACCGGCGCCAGGGACAACGGCGGGGACAATTTCCGCGCCGGTGCGGTGGACGCCATGCTTATGCGGGCCGGTGTGCCCGTGGAGCGCCCGGCGGAGAGTGCGGACCAGTTCCGGGGTATGAGCCTGCGGGATATGGCCATTGAGTGCATGGCCAGGGACGGCGAGGGCACCACCGCCAGCCTGCTGCGTATGGGCAAGGACGACCTGTGGAATATGGCCTGCCGCCAGTTCTTCAACCCCACGGCGGCCTTTCCTGCCATCCTGGACAATGCCATTAAAAAGGCCATTGAACACCGCTATAACCATATCCCCACCACGTTCCAGCTGTGGACAAGCAAGGGCAGCGTGACCGACTTTAAGCCCACCAAGGATCACACCTACCTGATCGGCGGGGCCGGGGAGTTCAAACTGGTGGGCGAGAGCGGCGAACTGACCAACGACACCCCCAAGACGGAACTGCTGCCCCAGCGCAAGATCGACACCTACGGGCGACAGTTCTCTATGAGCCGGCAAGCGTTCATCAATGACGACATTGGATTTATCACCGAGGTGCCGGGCCTGTACGCCGCAAGCGCAAAGCGCACGATCAATAAACAGGTTTACACCATCCTGGTGAAAAACCCCGCCATTTTCGACGGTGCGGCCCTGTTTGACGACGCCCACAAAAACGTGGTCAAGACCGCCAGCGCCCCCTCCATTGACAGCCTCCAGAAAATCATGCTGAAACTGCTGCGGCAGACGGATCCATTTGGGGAGGCCATCACCATCCAGCCCAAATATATCATTGTCCCTGTGGGCTATGGTTTCCTGCTGTCCCAGCTGCTTGAAACCCAGGTCCTGGACGTGGAGGGGATCGGCAGCCACACCGTCAACGCCCTGTATAACTACCGGAACCAGCTGCAGGTGATCGAGGAGGGCGCCCTGAACGCCCTGGCCGGTGAGGGCGCCGCCGTCCCCTGGTTTATGGTGGGCGATCCCAGCTATGCCAAGAGCCTGCAGGTTGACTATCTGAACGGCCAGGAGGCCCCCACCATCCGCCGCAGCGAGGTCCCCGGCCAGCTGGGTTATGTGTGGGACATTTGGCTGGACTGGGGCATTACCGCCGTTGACTTCCGGGGGATCGCCCGCAACAGCGGCGTGGTCATTACCGACGACTAAGAGGAGGAAAGAGCCATGAAAGCGACCTATTACCAGAGAGGCGAAACCCTGGACTACACCCCCACCGAGAACACCGAGGCGGGCCAGGTGGTGGCCATGGAAACCAGGATCGGTGTGGCGGCGGAGGCTATCCCCGCCAACCAGCCGGGCCACGTCCATGTGGTGGGCGTGTACGCCATGACCAAGGCGGACGGGGAGGCCATCGACCAGGGCGCCGCCGTCTACTACAACGCCACGGCGGAGGCCATCACCGCAACGGCGGACGGCAATACCCCCGCCGGCTATGCCGCCGCCGCTGCGGCCACTACGGACACCACCGTGTTGGTCAAGCTGCTGGGCTGATCGGAGGGCTGGAGCATGACAAAATTGATTGCCCAGCGCCCGATCCTGTATATGGGCCGGACCTATGAGCGCGGGGACACCCTCCCCGCACACGATCCCAAAATGGTGGCGGCATGGGTGCGGGCGCGGAGCGCCGCCTGGGACGGCCAGAAACCGCCCCAGGACGACGGCGGCGGTCAGGGTGGGCAGGAACCTACCGAGGACGGCAACCGCGCCCAAGGCGGCCAGGAAACGCCGGGAGAGGCCGAAAACAGCCAGGGCGGCGGAGCGCATGACATGGTGCCCGGCCACCTGGACCCGGTACAGCTGGAGCGCATGAAAAAGGAGGACCTGCTGGCCCTGGCGGACAAGCTGGGCGTGGACGTTTCGACGGCCAAAAACCAGAAAGAGCGGGCGCGGCTGATCGCGGCGGCGGAGGTCAAGGCCCCCGCCAATACCCCCGAAAATGACGGGGGTGCCCAGTAATGGGCGCCCCCAGCTTTAAGGAGTGCATAGCGGCGGACGTGTTCAATGTCTTTCTGAACCGCCTGGAGTTTGCAGACACCCACACCGTCAACGGCAAGAAAATGACGGTCCTGGTGGATGAAAACGAACTGCTGGAGCGGGACAAGGCCAAACTGCTGGGAACGCAGGCCAATGGACTGTATAAAAGCCGCCGCCTGATCTATGTGGCCCAAAATGATTTTGGCCGCCGTCCAGCCATCGGTGCAAATCTAACCCTGGACGGAGCCGTGTACCGTGTACGTGATTGCACGGCGGAGGCAGGGATCCTGGCCATTGAACTGGAGGCGGCAAAAACGTGAGCGGCACAGAGGCGATGATCTCCATTGACGTGGAGGAGGAACTGCAAAAAATCATACAACGGCTGAACCGTTTGCAGGACCAGATCGCGGCCCCCAACATCCTGAAAAACGCCCTGAACGCTACCGCCCGCAAGGTGCGAAAGCAGCTTGTAAAGGACGCAAAGGGCGAATATGCCATTAAAAACGCCAAGGTCCTGAAAGACGAAAGCCAGGGCGCCCCCAAAGTCCTGACCGCCTCCACGGCGAATATGTCAGCGGCGATCCGGTCAAGGGGTCCTATGCAGGACATTATGACGTTTATGACTAAGCCGAACACCAAAACCGGCGCAGCGGCGGCGCAGGTCCTGGCGTCCGGCGGTATGAAACCGCTGGAAATGGACGGGCTGAGAGCCTTTGTTACCAAGTTTGCAAGCGGCCACGTGGCCATTGTGCAGCGCAAGGGGGCGGACCGCCTCCCGGTCAAGAAACTGCTGTCCCCCGCTGTGCCCTTTATGCTGGGCAACGAAACGGTGAGGAGCCAGGCGGCGGCGCTGGCCTATGAAACACTCCAGGCGGAGATTGACAAGCGGATCCAAAAGGTTTTGGGCAGGGCATAAAAAAGCGGCGGCACATAGGCCACCGCATGAGGTTAGTTATCATAAAAGGCGTCGCTGGTGTAGCCCATTTTTGTGGCAAGGAAATATATGTGCTTGCATGGGCGACTGCGTTTCTCGAAATCTGGGCAAGAGCAATCATCAAGGCTGGTTATGTATGTATGATCGCTTGCGCTGTAAATTTCCCCAAACCCGGTTTGATCATTATAGCCCCGGAGTTCCATGTATTCGTGCTGTGACCGTTCAAAACGGTCAATTTGAGCCTGACCCCTGTGAACTTTTGCGTTCCAATTTCCAAAGGTGGATCCGCCAGAGTAACGTGGAGAAGAAATTTCGAGAACTTTTATATTTTTGATTTTGGGTGCGGTCCTGAAAAGAATTACGCCGAGGGGGATAAGGATGATCGTAAACATGAGAACGATTCCCAAACAGCGCAAAAATAAAACATAGGCTTTCGATTGAGTTTCTTCCTGTGTTATCTGTGCAGTTCCCTGGGTAATGGTGACAGTTCGTTTCATGCTTATGCCCTCC